CTCTATACCAGTATTAATATTGGAATTGTGGTCGCAAGAGTACAATGGCACAAGCAATTGGTTTGCTTTACCTAAACAAGTACAACAAAAAATTTTAAAAACAAAATTAAACAGTTCTGAATATCAATATTTTAGAACTGCACCAGGCAAAATTTAATGGCACTATCAAATTATACAGAATTAAAATCAGCTATAGCAAATTGGTTAAACCGATCAGATTTAACTACAGAAATAGCTGGTGATTTTATTACTTTAGCTGAAGCAGATTTTAACGCTAAATTAAGAATTAGACAAATGCACAGCCAAAGCACACTAACAGTCAATGCAGAAACTGTTGCTGTGCCTACAGGTTTTTTACAAGTAAGAGATTTTTACATTTTACAAACAACTTTAAAATATCCTTTAAGATATGTAACGCCAGTACAGATGGATCAATTAAAAGGTACATCAACAGAAGGCTTACCTACAGTTTATACTATACTAGGTGATAATTTTAGATTTTCCCCTAAACCAGATATAAGCTATTCAGGAATTTTAAATTTTTATAAATCGTTTGATGCTTTATCAGATTCAAACACAACAAATTATATTTTAACAAGCCATCCTGCAATTTATTTGTATGGCTCATTATTTCATGCCGCAAACTTTTTAGGCGGTGTTAATCCAAATCAACTTGCTATGTGGCAACAAATGTACGCAACAGCATTAGAACGATTAGAACAGAACGATAGAGAAGATCAGTTTAGTGGTTCGCCATTACAAATACGTTCTGAAGATACAGTGGCAAGTCGGTTTAATGACGTTTCGCAAAATGTTGTAACAAACACATAGGAGAATACATGCAAGTCGCTTTTGGCGAATGGCTACCAGATCAACCAGCACATTTAAATCCAGGTGCTAATGTGGCAAAGAATGTTTATTATGCAGCTACAAGCTATAAACCTTTTCCATCTTTAGTAACTTACAGCTCTAATAATTTAGGCAAGGATTCAAGAGGTGCAGGATCATTTAGAGATAGTACAGGTTCAGTTTTTAATTTTGTAGCAACGAATACAGATTTATACCAACTAGCTTCTGGAACTTTTACATCAAGAAAAAGTTCTTTAACTGGTACAAATACAGATTTTTGGACGTTTACTCAATTTGGTAATTATATCATAGCTAGTAATGGAGTTGATGCACCCCAATATTTTTTAATGGGTACTTCAACAAACTTTGCAAATTTATCTGCAATAGCTACTGATGGTACACCACCAACTTTTAGAGTGAGTGGCGTTATAAGAGATTTTTTAGTTACAGGAAACCAAACCAACAATACAAACAGAGTACAGTGGTCTGGTATTAATGACATAGCAACTTGGACAGCAGGATCTAAAAATGCTGACTTTCAAGATTTACCTGGAAGTGGTGGTCAAATTGTAGCCATAACTTCTGGTGAAGTTGGTTATGTATTTAGACAAAACCAAATAGTTCGAATGGACTTTGTTGGTGGAGCTACTGTATTTAGATTTTCAGTAATATCACCAAACAGAGGTGCGGTGTATGGCAAAACTGTTTGTCAAGATGACCGAAGGGTTTTCTTTTATGCTGACGATGGTTTCTTTGAAATTAATGGTGATAAAGTTATTGCTATTGGTGCTGAAAAAGTAAATAGATTTTTTGAAAACGATGTCAATAAAGCTTTCTATGATAGAATAGTAGCTGCAGTTGATCCGTTTAATACTTTAGCATTATGGCTTTACCCATCTAAAGATGACAGTGCTAATACAACAGGTATTTGCGACAAACTTTTAATTTACAATTATGTAACTCAAAAGTGGACTACTGCTGAAGCAAACGCCTCAACAATATTTACACAATTTGTTGGTGCTTACACTGTTGAGTTAATGGATTTAATATCTCAAAATATTGATAATATTAATATTTCATTAGACACTGCTTTTTGGAATGGTGGTCAGCAATCATTAGGAGCAATAACTAACGATTATAAAGCAGCAATTTTTTCAGGTACTAATTTAGAAGCAGAATTAGAAACCACAGAAAAAGAATTATACGATGGTTATATTAGTAAAGTTACTGGTGTTAGACCGTTAGTAGATAGTGAAGCTTCTGTTATTTTAAAAACTAGAAATAGATTAGCAGACGATCCAACTGCCTCATCATCAACCTCAATGGATAGTCATGGTTTTAATGCGATTATACAATCAGGTCGATATGTTAGAGCAAATGTTAAAATTGCAAGTGGAACAGTTTGGACACATGCTCAAGGCGTTGATTATGAATCAACACAAGGCGGTACTAGATGAGTGATAAAGTTGATATTGACAATGTACGTTACTCATTTGAAACACAAGAATTTTTTCAAAGACAGCTAGAGGAAGCTGTAAACACATTAATTAACAAAAACAATACTGAAAGCAATAAAGCTTTTAGTTGGTTTATGAACTAAAATTATGGCAGGTATAAAAGATTATTCAACAACACAAGCAAGTAATACTTCTCTAAACAGCATTAATGTTGGAGAGGGTATGCTTCCAAGTAATTTAAATAACGCTATTAGGGCGTTAATGAAAAACACTAGAGAGTGGTTTAACGACAGTCAGTGGGTAGAATATGGCGATGGTGATGGAACTTATACTGCAGCTTATGCTTCAGGCACATCTTTTACAATAGCTGGTGTAGATGTAACTTCTATTTATCATCAACATAGAAGAATTAAATTAGTAGCTTCAACGCCAGGTACAATTTATGGAACTATATCAAGCTCATCATTTTCTTCAAACACAACAATTAATGTAACTTGGGATAGTGGCTCATTATCAAACGAAGCTATATCAGCAGTTTATGTTGCAGCTTTATCTAATACAAACGACTCTATACCTGAAGATGTTATTGATGCTGCTAATTTAAAATCTAATTCTGTAACAACAGCAAAAATTGCTAATGATGCAGTCGATAATGATAAAATTGCAGATAATGCAGTTCAAGCATCACAAGTTAATGCTAGTGCAATTACTGAAGCAAAAATTAATGCTGGTGCAGTTACAACAACAAAATTAGGCGACAATGCAGTTACTACAGCTAAAATTACTGATGCTAATGTAACCACTGCAAAGATTGCAGACAACAATGTAACAACTGCTAAAATAAATGCAGATGCAGTTACTGGTGCTAAAATTGCAGATGACAGTATTAATTCAGAACATTATGTAGATGGTTCAATTGATACTGCACATATTGCAGACGCACAAATTACAACTGCTAAAATTACAGATGCAAATGTTACTACAGATAAAATTGCTGACGATGCAGTTACAATTGCAAAAATAGCAGATGCAGCAATTATAATAAATTCTGAACAATCTGGTCATACTCCAGATGACAATACTTTTTACACAACACAAGCAGCCAACAGTAGATTTTTTAATGCTGATAGTTCAGAAACAATTAATTCTGGTCAAACTTGGTCAAACAGTGATAGTTTTATCGCAACGACTGCAGCTATCAATGCAAGAGTTATAGATTTAGTAGATGAAGTTGGTGGTTTTGTTCCTATAGCAAACGAAACAAGTTTTCCAACAACTAACCCTGATCCAGAAGGAACAACTGGTACAATCGTTTCAATTACAGATGCAGGTGGATTAACTTATAATACAGGCACAGGTCAATCTACAAACGCAACGACAACAACAGGAACAGCAGTAACAATAACTGGAATCACAGCGTCTATTGGATCGCCAATAGCAAGTGGTTTTGGAATGTTAGTTGAAACAACATCAACTTTAAATACTTACACATTTACAAGATTAGTTCCTAAAGCTACTGAAGTTTCTACAGTGGCTGGTATAGCTTCTAACATTACAACGGTTGCTAACAATAATTCTAACATTACTGCCGTAGCTGGAAATGCTACAAACATAAACACATTAGCAGGTATTGACTCAAATATAACAACGGTGGCTGGTATTTCTAGCAACGTAACTACAGTCGCTGGTGATACTTCAAATATTGGAACTGTAGCAGGAGCTACAACTAATATTAACAATGTTGGTGGCTCAATAGCTAACGTCAATACAGTGGCAGGTTCAATAGCCAATGTTAATACTACAGCAGCAAACATAACTGGAGTAAATAGTTTTGGTGAAAGATATAGAGTAGCAAGTTCAGCACCAAGCTCTAGTTTAGATGTTGGTGATCTTTATTTTGATACAACAGCTAATGAATTAAAAGTTTATAAATCATCTGGTTGGGCAGCCGCAGGTTCAACAGTAAATGGTACATCAGCTAGATTTAAATATACAGCTTCAGGTAGTCAAACTACATTTACAGGATCAGACGATAATGGAAATACACTTGCATATGATGCAGGATTTGTAGATGTTTATCTTAATGGTGTTAAATTAGTTAATGGTACAGACGTAACTGTTACTTCAGGTACATCTGTTGTATTAGCTTCAGGTGCAACTGCAAATGATATTTTAGACATTGTTGCTTATGGTACATTTAATGTAGCTGCGATTGATGCTTCAAATATTTCATCAGGAACTTTAAATGATGCAAGATTGCCAACTACAATGGCATCTAAAACATTAACAGGTGCAACTGTTACAACAAATTATAATGGATTAACTGTAAATGGTGATGGTGGATCTAATGATGGTCAAATACAATTAAACTGTTCACAAAATTCACATGGCGTTAAAATTAAAGCACCCCCACATAGTGCAGGTCAATCTTACACATTAACTTTACCATCATCTATTACTAATGATTATTATTTAAAAACAGATGGTTCTGGTAATTTATCTTTTGCAGAAGTACCTACAGAAACTAAACCCACTGTGGCAGATGTATCTCAAACAATAGCACCAGCTACAGCTACAACAATAAATATTACAGGTACAAATTTTGTATCTATACCAGTAGTAGAATTTATTAAAACAGATGGTTCTGTAACACAAGCAAACACAGTTTCATTTACAAGTGCAACATCACTTTCAGTAAATGTAACTTTAGCTTTAGGAAACTATCATGTTAGAATAGAAAATCCTGATGGTAATTCAGGAAGAAGCACAAACAACATTATTACAGCATCGACTGCACCTACATTTACTACAGGAGCAGGTTCACTTGGAACTATAGCTGGGGATTTTTCAGGAACAGTTGCAACAGTAGCAGGTTCATCAGATAGCTCAATCACTTTCTCTGAAGTAACAAACGTATTAACTAACGCATCACAAGCTAACTGTTCTTTAAATGGATCTACTGGTGCGATTACAACATCAGATTTTGGTGGCTCAAGCACAACAGCAACCACTTATAATTTTACATTAAGAATAACAGATGCTGAAGCACAAACGGTTGACAGAGCATTTAGTTTAACAAGCTCATTTGGAGCTACAGGCGGAGGACAATTTAACTAATGGCTAGTACAAAATTAACAAGAACACCATCATCACAAGGTAATTTAAAAAAATGGACTTATAGTATGTGGGTTAAATTATCAGGAATAAATACTGAATATGTGTTGTTCCATAACTACGGAGAAAATACTAGCAGAGAAGTTTTTGCTAAAATTGGTAATAACAATGGAACTATTGAATTTGCATTAAAAAAATAGAAGGA